CCCCTTTCGGGGCCTCCCTATTGTACCAGCCGGTACGATATAATTAACATTGGAGCATTGCACCTATGATGACTATACGCGTAAAGACTGGTCAAAATGATCTTGACGTTTGTATCGAAGCTCTCCGCTTCGCGTTCTCCACTGGGGTCGTTGAAATGAGAACTAAATGGTTCTCGATCACACCCTCTTATGGTCTTCGCTGGGCGAACATAAACTTCGGTACTAGTGTTTTAGATCGGGTTCGTAAAACAAGTGAAGTAAATAATGGTTTGGGTTTGTTCAACCGTGTATGCAGAAGTGCATACCCTGCTGGATTTGCCGATTATATCGGTATCCATTCCATTAGTTGATAGTAATATCAACTTTTCACTGTCTTACCTCTCTTTGTTATACCCTCTCATTGGGTGGTACCCACTGTTGGTATAATAATCACAATTAGGAGTATATTTTGCCCTACACGAAGCTAAGTTTAAGTAATTACCCGTATGAGATATTCGTTAGCGATAATGGTCCTCCTTTATCCCGTGATAAAGGATCCATAAAAGCTGGCGGTATTTTTAACGGCGATTACAATCCTAGCTGGCGTGATCAAGTTAAGGCAGGGATCAATGCTGGTACCGCTGCAAGCGGCACCGTCACGATCATAAAACCTGGCTTTCTTGATCTGTTTGGCAGAGTAGTGGCTAAACCCCAGTTCGGAGGCGCTGATCTTTGGTCCGGTGGCTTGACAGGGATTCCTCCCTGCCAGGGCCTTGACCCTTTTCTCAGCGTTCCGCCTGCCTCCGTTGTGACCGAAGTCAACAATCGAAGTATTCGTAAATTTCTTGACTCCGCCGATGAAATCCGTAGCTCTATTGAGTTCGGACAAGACCTCGGAGAATGGAAAGAAACGTTACACGGTTTAATCTCGCCCATGAAAACTTTGAAAGAGTTTACTTTAACGCATCTTTCGAATGTATTGAAACAAACGAAGAAGCTAAAGAGTAAACATTCTCTTTCTAAAGTCGTAGCGGACTCTTGGCTCGAGTATAGATTTGGTTGGAGGCCCCTCGCTCTTGATATTGGTCAGGCTTACGCAAGCTTTACGAACAATCGTAATCACTTGGATGTAAGTCCGATTAAATCTTCGGCTAAAGGCAACTGGTCTATCTATAACGGTCCTGTTTCCGGTTATGTTGCCGGATTAGGGAGTGCTGGTTGTAATCTCAGAGTGACTGGAGAATACACCAATACTTTTAAAGGAGCCTTGAGGACTGGGGCAGTAAATGGCCGGATCGGTAGTATGCAAGCGTTGCAATTAGATTTGCCACACTTTCTTCCTACCATTTGGGATTTGCTTCCCTATTCCTGGATTGCTGATTATTTCGTCAATATTGGCGACATGATCAGAGCTGCAAGTTTCAATGCGAATAATTTGAGTTGGGGAAATCATACGACACGTACCAGTAATATTTATGAATATAACTGGAACTGGCGTGTTGATAACTTCTCAACTACATTTTACGAGCTTGCTGATTTGCAGACTGCCATCGAAAACCCTAGTGCTGTCGTTACGTCGTTTACCAGAGGACCCATATCCACTGCTGCTCTTATCCCCGAGTTAAGGTTTTCCTTTCCTCTCGGATCTGAACGGCCTTGGGAAAATATGGCTGCTCTTCTGGCATCGCGGCAAGATGATATCACTCGTTCTGCTCGAAACATTCGTTAGGTCAATATACCGATTTTCTGTCTGTATACCATACCTTTGAGGATCATTTTATGTCCTTTACTGTCACCTCACCCGTTACGGGCGGTGCCCAGACTGGCTTCACTACCCCAGGGTACACTGTAGCCTTAGACTCGTCCCCGAATGGAAATGCTGGCAAACAGTATGCAGTTACCGCTATTAGCGGAACTCAGGCTGGTGTCGACTCTTCCAGTTCGCCGAGTAATCCATTCACCGTCAATCTGGCAAGACCGACTGTTCTTCGAACAATCGGCCCGATTGACCCAGTGACTGGAGCTCTCCGAAGCGTCCCGAGAAACTCGTACAAGATCATCGTCAGAAAAGGTGCCTTACCTCTGGCAGGTCAGCCGAAGAGTGTGCTCAATGCCACTCTAACGATTGATGTGCCAGCTGGTGCGGATACCGCTGATGCTGCTAATGTACGTGCGGCGATGTCGCTTTTGGTCGGAACTCTTAATCAGATTTCCGCTTCCATTGGCGATACCCTTGTAACTGGGGTGGTATAGAACATATGTTCTCATCCATACTCAGTTATTTGGTATCTCATCGCAGTGCTATTTTAGCAACCTTGGTGATTGTCCAGAATACTCACGTCTTCAAAGGCGTGGGTTCCTCTGTCCTTTCTGCCTTGATTGCACTTGGTGGCGGTTAACTAAAACCTAACCACCTAAGTTATAGCTTTTCTCGAGATTTCAGGAGATCTATATGGGCATTAGTCCTGTCGCTCTTTATGAAGCTGTTTTATCTGATGTTAGGGAGTTTACACCTTTTGGTCCTATGGACCTTGGTTCTACTCCTCCAGATGCTTCATATCACCAAGTTGCCTGTTCTGCTCTATTATCTTCAATCACTAAAAAGTGGTTGCCTGATGATATGACAGTTCCGGACAACGAGGCGAAAATGAAGTTCTTTGCATCAAACAATACGTGTAAAGACTGGAGTCTCCGTTTAGACTTTGAGCATGATCGTGAACTCTATGGAGAATTCCTTAGAGAGCTCGATCATTTCTTTCATCCAAACGGTAACCAGCTTGTCACTTCATACTTCGATTTACTCGAAGTAGCTAGGTGCGGGCCGGGGGCCTCAATTGGTTCTGATCACTATAGCAGTTATGCTAAAATGTTTAGTTCCAAAATGGCCACAACATCTTTTGATCTGTATGATATATACAGGCGCTACCTTGACGGTTACGAACTTTCTCTTGAGGCGGAATTTAACCGCCGAGAGAAATTCGGATATCCGAAGATAGTGAACAGTAGTCGGTGCAGCTTTGTTCCAAAAACACGACTTGTAAGCCGTATGGTTTGTGTCGAGCCTTCGTTGAATATGTTTTTTCAGTTAGGGCTCGGCTCAATTCTCGAGGACCGCTTGCGTGATCATTTTGGTATTGATCTTCGCATTCAGCCTGTGAGTAACCGTCGGCTTGCGCAGGTCGGAAGCTTGAATGGTCGATTTTCAACGATCGATCTCTCTTCTGCTTCCGATTCCATCTCAATGAATCTATGTAAGGAAATTTTTCCTACATGGTTGTATGACATACTTTCTCATCTGAGAGTACGTTATACTAATATAGATGGTTTACCTGTTGAGCTGAATATGCTTTCTACTATGGGGAATGGTTTTACGTTCCCCATACAGACTATCATATTCAGCTGCATTATTCGAGCTGCTTATCGTTTTCTCTGTGTCCCTATTTCTAGGGGTGCAGATGTGAACTGGGCCTGCTTCGGAGACGACCTCATCGTCGAAACTTCTACGTTTCGAGTTGTGGCTCGCCTTTTAAGTTTGCTTGGTTTCACGATGAACAGTTCGAAGACCTTTTTTGAAGGTCCGTGTCGCGAATCTTGTGGAACTGACTGGTTTTGTGGCCAGCCAGTCCGTGGCGTTTATATTAAACAGCTACGGTCTCCGCAGGATTTTTGCGTCGCCATTAACTTGTTAAACGATTGGAGTGCTTATACCGGTATTACTTTATGTAATACTATAGGATTTCTTCATTCGAGACTCGGAGTAAAACTCTATGTTCCGTTTGATGAAAATCCTGATTCTGGTATACGTGTCCCTTTCGCTTCATTATCAAGGTATATGTACAGACGTGATTGTAATAGCTCTATTCTTTATAGAGTTTTTCGCTCACGTTCTTGTAAATATGCTTTTGATGATGACGGGACTATCCGTTATCCCGGTCAAGTTAAGAAGAAAAATTTGATATATAACCCACCCGGGTTACTTATCTCTTTTCTTAAAGGCGAAATGGTGTCCGGTTCTATCACCAGCAGGCTAGCTAGTGTTAGATATCGGATTAAGCTGCGTTGTACTCCCTTTTGGGATTACAAACCAATTGATAGGTTAACCAACGGGTATAACTTATCATGGCGGCAGTGGGAAACTGCCGTGATAGCTAACTTAAACAATTAGTTATCAACCCTCCAAGAAATTGGGGTAGAGCTTAAGTGCTCTAATCCTGATTGCCAAGCCTGG